TTGGACGCATCTTTACTTTTTCCATGCGATCCTGTATCATGAGTTGAAAATAAATCTTTAATAAAAGAACCAGCAGCACTCAATCCTTCTCTGGCTGCAAATTTGGCGCCAGTTATACCAGCTCGACCAACTGATTTCGCGCCAGTTAAAAGACCTCTAGCTAATCCTGCTATAGCACCACTCATTATCTAATCAACTTTTCTTGGCCTCTAGTCCAAGCCGATACACCAAGAATAGCACCAAATGCCAAATGTATCAATCCGCCATTGGACAAAGTAAGACTAGCCCATTCTTTATATGCAACAACAATACCAAACGATTTCATAACAATAGGAAGAAAAACGGATATCATTGGAAACCCAACAAAATCCATAAAACATATAAGCATATAAAGCCAACCCATTGTTGGTCTCCAATATGCTTTTATCCAATGCTCTTCTTGTTTGGATATTTGTTCTTCTTGTATTTCTTTATTTGTTTCTGCATCTATTGTATTTGCACGAGCAGAATCTATGGCCTGTTGTGCTTGAAGAGTATTCAATACAGGATTTTGAAATTGAGATGAAGAAGCAGTGTTTATTGTTACAGGTGAAGCGATAGGTTGGACTGGCTGTACTGGTATAGATTGTGCAGCCATTCCTATTTGTGAATTTGGATCTGTATTTGCAATCGGTGTCGATACAACGTTGGTTGTATCGTTTATCGGTGTTGCCGAACTTTTTGCGGGCATATCGAATCTAGGCATTGAGCATATTCCTTTTTTCTTCTAACTCCCGCAAATATTTTAAAAGCATATCTACATAAAGATCACGTTCAAAAGGAATTAGTTCATCTATTTCTGTAATACTGTATTTATGATGTTGAACTAAACTGAATGTTGAGACATAATAATTTTCTAAACTGTTATGACTCAACCCAACGTAAAAAAATCTGTCAAACTATCCAATACAATCTTTCTTGAATTGCCATTTTTATTTGTATAGTCGATTTCATATTTCATCCTTGGAGCATTTTGTAAAAATTCTTGAATCTTTTCAAGCACTTTTATGCCACAATTGTCAAGGAACGATTCCAATTCTTCTTTTGTATAAGTTGCAGGATCGTAAACATCTTCTTTATCGAATATCGAATCGATGCATTTGAGTATTATATCGAACAGAAGATCGTTTTCTATTTTGGTGAAATCCATTTCATCGACGATAGAAGCAGGAGCATATCTCATCAATATACCAACATTCTTATCGACCATAATTTTCTTTTCAACTTTTGGAATGATAACTTCTATTTTAGAAAGATCGACATCAAAATCGTATATTTCATTGTCTTCATTGTCTCTATAAGAAACCTTTACGATATTATTGACCGAAACCGAACGAAGTTGCAGGAACAAATATTCGATATCGAACATTGCAAGTTTATCTATATCTAAATTGTCCAAAGAACAATTGTTGATTATTTGCTTGATTGCTCGAAGAATTTCTGTTTTGTCTTCGCTGGATTTTGCAATAAGGAGTATCTTTTCTTCCTTTGTGAGAAAAGGTCGAAAATGAAACTTTTTATTCAACGATGGAATGTTGAATTCAAATATTGGATGTTGTATTTTTGGTAACATTTTATATTATTCCTTCAAAAAATAGATTTTAGATTATAATTTACTTGGACTAACCGCCTGATGTTACTCCTGGCGGGATATTGCCTATAGCGTTTACTGCCGAATTTCTTGCCGCTGTTGCCCTTTCGGCAAACACGTCAGCTGCCGCTGTTGCCCTTTCGGCAAACGCGTCAGCCAATTTTACAATCTCATCTTTCACTGCTTCAACCATTGGTTGAACATTATTATTTCCAGATGAAAATGGATTGGCTTGAATTGTTATATTATTGGTTATATTAGCAGCAACTCCCTCTTCTTGCCATTCAGTATAAGCAAAAGAAACATTTGTTTTCCATAAATTGTCATTTTGGGACCAACTTAAACTGACATCGGCCAATGACATTGGAAATGCTTCTTTCAATCTTATTGTTGTTCTTTCTTCACCCGCGTTGTCATATACATGTATTAATATGTCTTTTGTATAATTGTCTTTATACTCTAAAGCATACATAGGTTTATTGTCTGGGCCTGTAAATTGGTATATCGTATTCATCCAATTGTACATAGCTTTCCAAATAGATGTTTGTTTATCGTCTATGAAAGATATAGTTACATCTGGAAAAGCACCAATATTCATTGGCATTTTTTGCACTGGTGATATACCATATCTTCTAGTAGACGGAGCATCGAGAGATATACCTGGCAAATTCACAGATTCCGCACGCAACGATATCATATCGGATATACTACCAGCAGCACCATCCCCTATATCGATTGCAAATTTGTTTGTTTGCAATACACCATTTTTACCTATTTCAGATAAAAACGAATTTATATTAAATGTATTGGAAGGCAACGATTATCTCCCTATAATTTCTCTGGAATCCATCCAAACAGCAGAATCGTTTGCTTTCTTGAAACTTGCTGTAGGAAGAAAAAGTGCGGCATCCCATAATCTAGGCTCTACATTCAAATATTGCGATTGAACATGACTTGCCAAATATCTTTTGATACATGGTTTGAAATATTTATATTTAGATGCGCCAGATAGAATAGAATACGATATATTGAGAGCAGTGTTTTCATCGTATTTTCTATCTGTTACAGTAGAATATAAAGCATCCATAAGTCTAGCACGAAGCGGTGGTGGAAGATAATGAAGATTTATACCTAAAAATCCATCTTTATAAATTTCGATTGGAAATATCAAAGGAAATATATCGTAATATGGCAATGTAGATTTATGCTTAGGATCATAGAAAAACATAAACATTTTTCCAATATCTTTAGCCATAATAACAGGTCTTAAATTTTCTTGATCTCCCATCATTCGTTGACGATTGACACTTGTAATTTTTTGTGCAGCTGTTCTAAAAAAGGTACGAGTATCTCTTTGCCGGATAGTGTTATCTATTCCAGATTTTTGTGCTTTGTTCAATAAATCGGTAAAAACGTATGATGTCATGTCTTTATTTATAGTTACTTAATACCAATTTGTTCTTCTGTAAACACTTGAAAAGACCATCCTCTATCTTTGCAATATTCCTGTGCGGCTTTCCATTTTGCTTCATTTTTGCCCCACAATATAACTTCACGAATATATTTTTTATTTTTAGTTGTTTGTCCTTCTTTCAACATAGGAGGTATAGATTGATTTTTAGGTTTTACTTCTATCATTATAGTTTGCAAAATTCCTTCTTTATTTTTTAAATTTACAAGAAAATCTGGATAATATCTGTGAATTTTATTGTCTATTGGACTTCTATATGGAACGATAACTTCTTCCGATTGCCACCATATTATATTAGGATGACCATCGAAATGACTCATCATTTTCAATTCCCAAGAACTTCTATAAATAATATTTGTAGGATTTCCTTTATATTTTTGTGGATTTCGTGGTTTGAAAATACCTTTCACATATTTCTCCATTTACTATAAATAACTTATATTTATTTAAAGGCATTGC